TTGCCCATTGCATCGCCCGTGAGCAGGCAGGAGAACAGGAAGGGAGCGTACTTGGCCTTAATGGTGTCCACCATCTTGGGGATGCTCCCATCAACGACCTGGAACTCGTCAACGATGTGAACGTGGTCCCCTTGGCTATCCGTCCACATCTGAGCCACCAGACCGCAGAAGGGTTGCAGGTTGAAGTCAAGGGAGATGTAAATGGGTAGGTTCGGGTTGAAGGAAGCGTTGTGGGTTTCGTGCTTCTTCGCTTCGTAAGAGATGAAGAAGGGGTTTTCGGGTTTCTCCTGCACCTCCCAATCGCCCTCCACGAATCGTTTGTACTCGTATTCGGGCATATTGTCCCGAAGGGATTGAAGGTAATCTTCGGGGATGTGGGGGTTGTCGGTGATCTTGGAGGGGATGTAGGCCCAGGTGGAGGGAAGGTCGTTCTCCTTCCACTTGTCGTAAATCAACTCCTTCACCCAATTATTGCTTGGGTTGCAAGTGGCCATCACCACAATGGGCGGTCGGCCTTCGCAATTCAGCCACGAACCGGCACGCTCCAAGACCTTGTAAAGGAGTCCTTCCTGGCACTCGTTAATCTCATCAATCCCACCGCCGTTAATCTCCAAGCCCTTAAAGCGGTCAAAGTCTTTATCGGTATCGTAATTCTCGCCCATAAAGATTAACTCGGAGCCGTTGGTGAACCGCACAATCTGCGCCTGCTTGTCCCAGGACGCAACGTGCATCCCTAAGCCTTGGTTCATCAGGGATGTGAAGGTCACAAGCGTTGTACGCTGAAGCGTGGGCATACTCTGCCTGATAATCACCCACCGGCTGCCTGGGTATTTGGAGCAGAGGGAGATATAGGTTAGAAGGAGGCAGTAAGTCTTCCCGCCTCGGATCGCTCCGCCAAAGAGGATGAATTGCTTCTCCCCCGACAAAGCCATCTTATACGCCTGACTCTGCCTCGCCGTTAGTTTCATCCACGATGGGTTCAGTCAACTCAAGCACAAACGGCCCCGTGTTCGGTGCGGTGGTCTGCTGCTGGGGCTTGCCATACAAATAGGCCAAGGCCAATTCCATCGCCCGCATATTGCCACGAATCGCCTCCGTGACCAAACGGGCAATCAACGCATCCATCCGCTTCACACCGCCAATCGTTCTGTCCAAGTCGGCATCAAGCAAGTCCCGGATATCTCGCCTCGTGACCGTCTTAGGCTTCGTAGAACGAGAGTTTAGGAGAACAGGTATCTCTGCCTTCGGCTCAGCATTTGGAACGCTCTCAGGGGCCTCAGAGACCTCCTCCTCAATAACCTCAGCCTTCTTCTTCTTTACAAACTCATGTATCGCCATGCACCCACAAAATTACCACAAGTCAAGTTTAATTCGCCCAAAAAAATGGGGGGTACCCCTTTTCCACAAAAAAGGCGTTTTTTTCCCACAAAGGGCGCAATTTGTTTTTTATCCCTTACTATATATATAAGTGTCTATATACTATATAGACATCTATATTTAATATAGACATCTATATAACATATAGACATCTATATAGAATATAAACACTTATATTAAATCTTATGCTCATTTTCGTTTGAGTCGCATTTTACACACCAAAAAGAGTCTAAAAACAGCGTCAAAAAGGTACCCGATTTTAGCCATTTTGTCAAACTGTGTTAAGGGGTGAGAAGTAGTGGGAGTGGGGGAGAATGTGTTTATGTATACATTTTTGGGCGGGTTTAGGCTTTTGGGGATGGCTTGTTTGCTTTGGTTGGGGATGGCCGATTTATAGAACCACCCAAAAAAAGGTGTCCTTTTTTCTTTCCTTCCTTTTGGGTTCTTCCTTATATCAATTTCTTGGATCTGACGATTTGCCCAACAAAGGGGAACAAAGGCAAACCAAAGAAGGAAAAAAAAGATTTTAGGCAAAGTTAGGTTTTTGGGATGGGGTGTCTTTGGTGGGATGTCCCATCCCCTTTCCCCTCCATCCCATCCACCAAACCCAAACCCCAAACCATAGGGCAAAAAAAAAGACCCCAAAATGGAGTCTTTCTTTCTTAAATGTTTTTTAGGGAATTAATCCACCACAAAACCCCCTTTCTCTTTTTTTGCACTCCCCTTGGCGATCAATCCCAAAACCTTGGATTTATTGGATAACATCTCAATGTCTGATATGTCCCCATCTATTACACTAAACCCCATAAATTCTTTGGGCAAAGTTGACCTAAACACCACCGCAACATTATTGCCCATATCCAAGGCCTTTTGGGACTCCTCCGCATTTATACCTTGGTAAGAATAAGTAAGGGTATAAATTGAATTTTGGTATTTTTCTAATTTGCCCAAAATTTTGGTGTAATCGTAGAACACTAAACCAAAATCTGGCGATTGAATATCCACCCCAAAGGAATTAAGAATATCAAAGTTTAGGCGGTTTTTTACAATCGCAAAGAAATCCAAATCGGATGTTCCATTTAACCTAATTAAAATTTTGGTCTTTTGGTTTAATGCTTTGGTGTAAAGTTTGCTCAATTCCTTTAATAGTTTGGTGCAAAATTCGTTTTTGTAATAAAGGTAAAATTCAGTCCTTGCGATCCTTGCATTTTGTACATTGCTAAACCTTCCTCTACCTTGGATAAATAAGCAATCTTTAATACAAAGTTTAGCATTTGGGCAAATGTTAACCCCTTTGGAATTTTGGTTGAATGGGGATAAATACAAAATATAAGTTTCTAAAGGGTTTTTAATGGTTTTCGCATTGGTCACCCCTTTGGATAATAAAGGGGTTTTGTCAGTCAAAAGGTTATTAATTAACTTTTGAATGTCTTGGGTTTGGTAATTTGTGGCGGTGGTGGTGGTGGTGGTTTCCATCGTTTTGGGGTTTATTGGGTTTAGGGTTTGGGTTATTTGTTGGTTTAATTACTCTTTGTATTAAATGTCATCCCATCTTGGATGCAATAATATTTTGTTCCTTCGTGTATAAAAGAAGGCAAATTAAAAATACCATTTTCAGAATTGCACTCAAAACAATCTTTAGAGGAATTGTAAACCCCTAAAAATCCTAATTTAATTAACTCTTTTTTGTTGGTTATTTTGGCCTTTTGGAATTGCTCCAAAGTAAAAAAAGGTATATTCCACCCATTCCACCTATACCCAAAATCTAAACCCTCCAAAGGTTTAAAGGTGTATTGGCCATCGTCATTTTTGATATAATAGGTGGTTGGTTTTGGGTAATTCATAATTTAGGGGTTTAGGGTTTGGGTTAATTCAATACCCAAATATAAAAATATTTATTAGATTTGCAACCACTAAACCAAAAAAAAGTGCAAAATTTACGCAAAACAGTATATGTCCAATATTTTGGACATTGAATGGATCCTTTTTTGGACATTGTCTACTTTTTTAGACATTGTCCACTTTCCTGGACACCGGTATTGTCCACTTTCCTGTACACTGTCCACTTTCCTGGACACCGGTTGTTTTGGGATCCCCTGGCTTGACGATTGACGATTGACGATACCTTGACGATACCTTGACGATACCTTGACGATTGACGATCTTGACGATTGACGATTGACAGTCTTGACGATCTTGACGAAAAAAAAATTAAAAAATAATTTGACGATAAGGTCGCAACTGACGATTGACCGTTTTAACTTTGATTTACAATTCAACCCAACCCTAACCCTTAAAACAAAACAATTATGCTAACAAAAACCCAACAAGAGCTTGTAGATGGAATCATCGGCGAGTTCAACAACATCAATGCGAAGGACACTTGCAAGAAAACGGATGGACGATTCACCCTTGCAAGCGTTCGCAAATGCGAAAGTGACAAGGAGGAGTTTACTCGCAACATAGACCTCCATAACTCTGCTATGCTTGATTTCTTCCGAGATAAAGTGTTGTCTGACATCAAGGAGTTCACCGAAGAGTTCGGGTTGATTATTGATGTGGAACTATGCAGAGACTATGCTGACATACATTGTGATAATCTTGGAATGTTGTCTAAGTTGAAAGACCATTGGATGGACAAGGAGCATCGTCATTCTTCCCACACAACCAAAGCCATACAAATAGACGCATACTTTATCTCCAAGACAAGTACTCAGAATGTTAATTACACCCAATCAAGGTTTGAGAAACTAAAAGTGGGTTCTGCAATGTGTTTCAAAGCGTTCATCACGCCGAAGGCTGATTGGGCAACCATAGTTTTGGAGGACGGCACCAATTATCGTATGCTAAAAATTAACGGCATTCAATACTCATTGCACAATTGGTTGCACGACGGAAATTATACCACCTATTCATCGCTTGATGAAATGTTGCAAAATTCCAAAGACTTTCAGCGTCAAATCGTCCGTATATCGTAACCAAACCCCTAAACCATAAAACGATGAAAATAATTGAAAGAACCCCGATCGTCCTACCCAACGACAATGCCGACACGGTTGAGGCCGTTGTTTACGCAACCAAAAGAAAGGATCGTCCTTACCAGGTCTACATCTCAGCCCCAACGATTGACCGTATTATTGATGAGTTTGACGATGAGTCAATTATCGCCATTTGGGCCGATCAATACCCCGAATGGGCCAAAAAGATTGCACCGGTTATCTGACGAGGCCACAAGGCCGAAACGGTCCTAATGGACCGTAATAACCTAAACCCTAAAACAATGAACCAAGAGACCGCCTACCACTACACGATCACGAATGTTTGGTTTGACCCTGACACCAACGAGCGAAACGAAAATGTCTTCACCTGCGATGACGATGGCCAAGTCCCCAATTACATTTACTGCCATGACGAGGTTGACGAATTGCCCGGCCCTGGCGTTGACTATACCACCGTTAAGGAGCAAGTATTTGTCTTTGACGAAGGTGACGATGTTACGCCTGGCGATTACCGATTAATTAGCCAATCCACCAAAATCTTAATCTAAATCCCAAACCATGACGATCAAGCAAGTATTGAAGTCCAGGCTTCCCGAACCCATCGCAAACTCAGCGATTTTTGCCATTCAGATGCAACACATCGGCCCCAAGCAAATCCCCCACGATGCTGACGATGTATGCACCAACGATAGCCTTGACGAGGCCCTGCACTCGTTCCATTGGGATTCCACGGACGAAGGCCACCAGTATTGGTACGCCATCCACAAGAAGTATGTCCGGGATGACGAGCGGGATTCCTTTGACAACATCTTCGCCTCAGAGAACTAACGATGCCCGCCTTTGACGATGATGCCCTCACCGATGGGCTTG